CCAATCGTAATCCATTACCACGATGAGACTATTGACTTATGAGAGAGGTACTAGACGGAATCGTATTCGGATTGGTTCTATCACTTGTTTTGTCAACGATCTTAATTACATTGGCAAAACTTGTGTAAACACACCTAGCCTTAAAGGCTAGTTAGGAGATGGCAATGAATCGAAACGCCCAACGTGATTACAAGAGCCTCGATCAGCAAGCACTCGATGAGAACGCTTGAAATACATTGCACTTCTTTCTTAGAAGATGTTACACTTCCAATTATACACATAGTATAAGAAGTGTGTCAAGCACAAAATTAACCACCACTAAATCAAATAAATAAATTATGAAAAAATCAACATATAAATACACACCTTATGAACTCTTGCTATGCAAGATGGACGAAGATGGCAACTTAGAGTTGCACCCTAACGGAAAGCCTAAACTATACAGTTATAGTTCAGACCCCGTCAATGACTTATTCAACGAAGCGTGCTACGAACTCAACGAATGCGAGGAAAAAGCCGAATACAATAATTGGGTAGTACCTATCCCAATGGAGGAGAAATAAATTATGACAAAAGAAGAAATCAAAACATTCAGAAAGTGGGTCAATCTCTGTCTATCTCAGAGGCATTACTACCACAACTTCCACGAAGCTTTCGTGGATCACCTTGAAAGAGATGAAGAAAAGAAAACCAAGATTCAGTTAATCTTAGAGTGCGTAATGATTAGATGCACTCAAGCTGAGTCTTTGCTAGAACAAATGACAACAGATGTCAGAATGATCTTGCCGAAACTGGAACACAGATGTAAGCATTTTAAACAAGACTTTGGAGACATTGGCGAGTCCAATATCAAGAGCTTACTCTACGATGAGTACGATGATAGCAGTGACTACGATGCAGATGTCGAAGCAGAGCGAACATACTTTAACACCGAAAGATAAAAATTATGAACATACCTACACCAATAGAAAAACTAAACAAATACGCCGACTATCTAGAAGATGGCGGAATCAGAGAATCCTTTGATGGAGAACTAGTAATGTCAGACGGAGAGCTTCTTGATCTCATTATTGAGGTAACTAATCAAGAGCCATCCGATGAGGGCTTACCGACAGACAGAGATATTCTGATGTCAATTAACAACGCACTATACCACCACTTTGATGAGGAATAAACTATGATTACACTTAACCACTTAATCCTAGCACTAGCGATAGTCGAGAGTTCCCTTAATCCCTTAGCAATAGGGGATAACGGGAACGCAGTCGGCTATTTACAAATAACACCAGCAGTAATCGAAGATGTTAATAACTTCTACAACCTTGATTACAATATGGACGATCGGTTAGATAAAGATAAATCAATTACTGTTTGTACTTTATACCTCAAGCACTGGGGTAAATACTACGAGAAACAAACTGGAAAGAAACCTACCGCCGAAATCTACGCAAAGATTTGGAACGGCGGAGCATTAGCTTGGAAGAAGACAGACCCAAGGGTTGTGAATAACCTTGACAACTATTGGGAAAAAGTGCAGTTATCGCTTAACAACTTTAAAAATAACTTATGAATAATACAGTAAAGTTCTACACTTACCCACAAGGTATCGCCGATACTATGGGTCAAGATGAAATCGTCCTAGTCCGTAACAGTCTAGGATCGCTCGACAACAAGTTTGTTGGAGACTTAGTCAATGGAGATTACTACTGCGAAAGGATCCCACGTCCACTTCCGCCGAGGTCAGCTGATGACATCTTGCACTATATGGCTAAGAACGGAATCAGTATGAACTACATCAAGGACGAGGAAACGCATCGGACTGTACTCATTGAAGCAATGAAGGGCAACCTTGTTCTATGTCAGATGGCATTCGATGAACCGAGAACCGCTATCCGAGATGTGATTGAACCCATTATGGATATGGAGGAACTATGATTGTAGTAGAAGATCACAGTGAAAGAATCTGCCCAAGATTACTTGACAGATTTGAAGAAATCTATCAAAAAGTACAAGAGAATAAACCAGAAAATATTAAAGCAGAGAGGAGACGTATCATCAAAGAGGGAAAGGATTCAATCGAGAAGTGTAAGCTTCTTGGTTTGATCTCATCGCCGAAGGATGTATTTAAAAAATAATGGGAAAAGGAATGGAACCAAAGAAGGGCTACAATCAGAAAGCCTACGATCAGAACTACGATCAAATCGATTGGAGTAAAACTAGAGAGACTGCCAAGAAGAAAGGCAAAAAATAATGGCTCATTTTTACTCATCATCTACTAAACCTATTTTCTTAGCTGAGGTTACAACCCCAGCA